ATGACCAAACATTCGAAGTTCTCGGTGCACTGATCCATAACCGCACAAAATGATTCCAATGTGGGAAACATACTCGCATAATTTTCCCATATACGTTTGCGGTTGGTCAAATACGGTTCTCGTAATATAAACACATAATCAATGTTTGTACGCAGATTCGGGGGGATACCTAACGGATATTGCATGGTAATAATAAGCATGATTTTCCAATGACGACCATTCATAAATAAAAGTCTCATCATTTTATCGCGAGTCCATGATGCATCATATAAACAATCATCCAAAATAACAAATGCTCTCGGGTCGATTGTTGTGCGCTTATAGGTTTCAATTTCCTTATTTACCTGCTTTAACACAGTTTTTTGTCGGCGCAACACATTCTCAATGAGAACCGTGTTGTATTCTTCGTGAATAAATAGTTTAGGTACATGAGAAGCATAAAATCCATTGCCTGCTTCTGTCCCGGAAATAACCGTGCCAATTGGGATATCCTGGTGATAAAATAATAAGTCTCTCACTAAAAATGACTTACCTGTATCACGTCGCCCAATCAACACCACCACGGGGCCTTTATTTTCATCGGGTTTAAACGTAATCTCGCGCATACTGAATTTTTTTAGTTCCAATGTCATAGTATTTTATGTATACATTAGTAGATATAAAATGAATTTTTAGGATAAACGTGCTCGCCGCCATAAATCATACACAATCAATTTCCATTAGTTTAGAATATGTGAAAAATATGTACTCACCACTTATACAGATTCGACCACAATCATGACATCTACCATAAATGAAATTCCTAAATTCACAATCCATTACGCGAAACACAAAACGGTTCAAATGAGTATTTTAGATAAGACAGGGGATGTTACTTCTGCCGAAGATATTGAAGCCAATTATTCGCCATTTCACATTGAATCCGTGCAAAACTATAATCCAATTTACGATTTGTGGTTTACATTAGATGAGTCCAATTATAATCGCATATCATTAAACCATGCACATCATTTGGTTGATATGAATACAGTTGTTGGATTAAACACGAAAGACGTCGTTTCCCGTCCAGTATTTATTAAGTATTCGCCGTTATTAGACCCGATTCGATACATGGTGGGTAAATATGAATCATGTAAACAACCGATCGGCAATTTGCCATCATTGACAAATGAAAACGTACATATGAAAATCCAGGATTATAACAACATGGCGTATGTGGATGGTTTCTTTAGTTATTTGTCCAGCCAGCTCCTGAATAACCATAATTTCGTGCACGGTGTCGATTTTTACGGGTCGTTCACGGGGATTCAGGAACAATATAAAATGGATATTACGGATGATTATGATTATTTGCAATGTTCCGCTTTTTTCAATAAAAACAACAAAATATTGTTTAAAACGTCGCATGTGGATAATGATGGGTATTTTAATTATGGGTCGCATGGCAATAAACCTCGGCTTCAAGTACTAGAAACGCCTAAACGTAACATATCTGCCGTTATAATTGAGGATTTTATATCTCTTATTCATGATGATGTATCGCAGTTGACTATGCAAGAGGCCGATACCAACCAGGACACAGAATTAGTATACACAAACCCGACTGTAGAAAGTAAACATAGCTCGCGAAATACGTCGGGGTCATCGGATGATTCAAATAGTAGTCAAACAACTGCAACATGCTCTGGCAGCGAGTCGAGCGATTGTGACCATAATAGCAGCAGTGAAGAAAGTGTTTGGGATACAGACGAGGATGATCATGATAGCGAATTCGACGATGAAAGCGATGATGACGAATCGTATACCGACCCCGAAGCATGTTACGCCTACATAAAGAACTTCCCTGTGCACTGTATCGCACTACAAAAATGCGATGGCACGTTAGATTCACTATTCAGTAAGCACTCGCTCAGCAAAGAAGAAGCCACCTCCGCCCTCATGCAAATTGTAATGACACTCTTATGCTATCAAAGCGCTTTCCAATTTACACATAATGATTTGCATACGAATAACATCATGTATGTCAACACGACTGAGTCATTCTTATATTACACACATAAGCGTAAAATATACAAGGTACCTACGTATGGCAAAATATTCAAACTAATCGATTTTGGTAGGGCCATTTATAACTATAACGGTCGTCGATTATGCAGCGATAGTTTTGCGCCGTTGGGTGATGCATCAACACAGTATAACTGTGAACCGTATATGGATGTAAGCAAACCTCGATTAGACCCCAATTATAGCTTCGATTTGTGTAGATTAGGGTGTTCGCTGTATGATTTTGTAATCGACGACGACGATACCCCCAAATGTTACGATGATTTGCAACAATTAATACACGATTGGTGTTTGGATGACAATAAGAAAAACATTCTATATAAACAAAACGGTGACGAACGTTATCCCAATTTCAAATTGTATAAAATGATTGCACGTACGGTACACAATCAAACACCCGAACACCAACTATCTCGTAACATATTCAAACAGTACATTGTTCCGCCGTCAACAGAAGTGCAAGCACATGTACATATCAACATCGATAAATTGCCGGAATATTACACAAAATATGTGTAAATTGTCGCGTGATTGTCATTATGGATGACTAGTTCATAAACATTTTTATTCGAAAAATGTTTATAAAATGTGTATTATTAAGCGTTCATGTATTCTTTCTTGAACATTTCCGGTGTCATAATTGGTATGTTTTCGGCAACTGCCTTTTTGGTTTTGTTTGATACATCGTCCAGCGACTTTACAATAAGTGCAAACGTCTTTTTGCTCATATTATCATCTAACACCCCGCCAATCTTTTTCAAATAGTCGATGATTTCTGCATCGCGAACCTTCGTCATGACCACGTGTTTCCCATATAATGGGTGTGTTTCGTCATAAACGACTGCTGCTGCTGCTGTTGGGGCAGGAACCTTATCCACGGACTGGATCGGCGCAACTGTAGAATCCGCGATTTTATGCATTAGCTCACATTCTTTCATAAATTCCAAAAACACAGGAATATTGGTCGCAAAACTTTTCGCATTCTCTTTTCCAATACCGTCAATCGTTTGTAACATCTCGATTTTGCGGTCAACCGTTTCCGGGCTGGTCAATATTTTGGGATAGGCAGTCATAATCGGCTGTATCTTTCGCATACCAATTCCGCGCCCAAACTTATTTGACGAGGCCATAATTGTTACAAGCGACGCCTTTTCCAACTGGGCCTGGATTCCATCATATATTTTATTTACCATTTTCGTTTTGAACCCTTCCACTTTTGCATAATCGTCCTTCGTCATTTTCAAAATCGCAGGAACCGTCGTGTAACCCGCATTCATTATTTTTTTCACATTACCACCACCGAGTCCGTCCACTTCTAGACCTGTGAAAAAATCGGTGATATTCTTTGCCTGAACGGTTTCATCGTCTTCCATATTATCCAACACAATGTCCACATTTGTTTCCGTCCAATGATATGGCACAGTCGGCATTTTCGCCATTTCTGCTTGCACTGTCACCGATTTGATATAAGGAATAACGTCCCCACTACGAATTATTTGTATTACCGCGCCCACGCCGATTTTATTGCTTTCTATAAATTTGCCGTTGAATCCGGTTGCATATTCGATTGTAACTCCGCCGAGACGGACGGGTTCAATACGAACACGCGGCTTCAAATATCCGCTTTTACTGGGCGTCCATATTACATCGACCACTTTGGCTTCCGCGACCTGATCAGATATCACCATTTTAAATGCGAATGCATGGTCAGGATTACCCTCTTTGCGCAAATAAATCTTATCATCTGTAACAATAACCCCGTCGATTTCGTATTCGTAATTTGTTCTCCAGTCCATTAATAATTCGGATAATTTTTCGTTTGTCAGTGCATCTACGGATTTATGTTGCACTACCTCGTGGCCGAGGTCAATCAACGTTTGCAATTGCTCACTCGGGCGTAGCGATGGACGAATCACTTCATATGCAACAAAATGCAGATCGCTCGTTTTATCGTCGATTGTTTTACTATTTACAATACCGGACACTAAATTTCGGGGATTCGCGAATCTGGATTTATACTTTTCTTCGAAGACGACGCGCGGCATGATCAATTCACCGCGAACAACACTATTCTTTTCGAGGGGCAATTTGAGCACCGACAACAAATGACTTACATCCTGACCGATAGTGCCATTTCCGCGTGTATATAATTTTGGCACGCCACCTTCGGTTGTGTATAGCCCGCTTACTCCGTCCAATTTGCATGATAAAACATAGGGTCCTTTGTATTTCTGTGTCCACGTTACCAGCGCGTTTGTATCCGGTTTAATTTTGTCCATCGACGCCATCTTGTATGGCAACTCTACTTTATTTTTTGTCACATTAGCCCCAATATTGTTCAACACTTCGTTCGTGGGGTATTTGACTTCCATGTATTCTTTAATAATATCATATTCATTGTCGCTCATAATGGCGGTTTTTGTGTTATAATATGCATCTCCAGCGGCTTCGAGCCATTCAACTAGTTGAGATTCATTTAATGTATCCAATATGTCGATTCCTTCACCACGGAATCGAGCGACTAATTGTTTTGCATTATTGATTCTGGTCTCCATATTATCTTCTTTACCGTTTAATTTTATATCGTTTTTGGTTGTGTCTTTATGGACAACGTCTGGACCCATGCCTGGACCCACACCTGATTTTACACGTTTACGTTTGATAGTGGTATTCTTCGGTTTCTGTGCAGGTTCAACAATTGGTTCCACTTTATTCATATGCAATATCGGGACTAATTCGGGTAATACTTCGGCTTCGTTGGATATGTTCGTTTTTAACATTTCATCGTTAATACCGGTTTCATCTAGTTCCAACTTGGTTGCAATGACATTTAATGTGACTGTTTTTTTGGTTTTGCGGGGTTTTGGTACTTTTGTTTTGTCAGCTGCCGCGCCTGGCGATACTTTTTTGGTTTTGCGGGGTTTGCGCACTTTGGGATTGCCGTCCGCGTCCAGTGCCACTTTTCTTGTTTTTGCTGGTTTGGCGGGTTTTGCGGCTACTGGAACCGGTGATTTTGGTTTATCAGCTATAACAGGCGATTTCGGGTTATTGGCGGATGCTGCGGCAACAGCTTCGACTGCTGATTTGCTAGGCGATGCCTTTTTGGTTGTGCGAGGTTTGCGCACTTTGGGATTGCCATCCTTATCCAGTGCCACTTTTCTAGTTTTTGCAGGTTTAGTTGCAGCGCTGGGTGATTTATTTTTGGGTTCTTTTACAGCTGATATTTTTTCTGGTTCACTATGCGCCGGGCAAATCGGTACAATACAGTCTTTCTTATCTACATTACATGTGCACCAATTTCTCGATCCTACGAGCCGATTATCCGTCCAACTAGGAGAACATCCAGTTGCGCATTCCCCTCCGGGTACAGTATCACACGATTTATAGCAACTTTGGCCTTTTTTCTCTACACCCATATCTGGTATAATGGGTAGGGTGGTTTCTACCGCGCGACCGTCAATGCGCTGTTCCGGCGATTTATATTTTAAATATAGAGAACTAAATATTGATTCTTCGTCCACAAATATTTTGTCTATTTTTTCGCCTTTTTCTTCACCCTTTGTTTTTGTATACATGCCATGTTCGTTTAACGACAATCCCAGACGTAGCGCATATCCACGCATAACAGTATTAAATGCCTTACTTCCGGTAAAATACAATATGGCAAATGGGAACTCTTCTGGAGAAGTATACATGAAGTCAACCCGGCGCGCATGTTCCGCATTCGGCAATTTGGCAATAACCAGACATTTTGTTTTTCCTCGCGAGAGAACCTCGATAATCACATTTTTACGTTTTAAATCATCCACAAATTCAACGAATACATTCGCATTCTTTGATGTAATAATAACATCAATGTCTCCCGATGTCTTCGCGCCGCGTCTGTAGCTACCTACGATTTCGTATTTGGAACCGTCGTCCGCACCGGCCCGATCAGTCGCCACGTTAAACGACGATGCGAATTCTTTGTCAAACTGCTCGATTTCATTTCGCGGGATTCGCTTTAATATGTCTTCATAATACTTCAATCCAACTCGTTGGATATCGTTCAATAGTTTGTCTTGTTGTTCGCGTAGTTGTTCTATGGTTTTGATTCCCTGCTTCACCAACTCCTGTGCTTTTTTGGGGCCAATTCCATAAATATCGGTTAACCACATTTCCGGGTTCTCTTTTTCCCGCTCAAACACTCGTAATGTGCCAGTCTCATTATATTCCGCCATTTTTGCCAGAATCGTTGGACCTATATTTGGCTTTCCTTCCAACTGTTTTACATCCGTAATGTCTTCTGTTATACCCAACACTGTATCTTGTGCTCGGCTATATATGCGGCTCCTTATATTATCCCCCTTCTTATTCATCAATGTGGATAATCGGCCCAATACGTCCGCGAAAATCTCATTCTTTCGCGGGGCGTCCTTTATTCCTGCGTCATTTTCGGCTACCAACATGGCCTGCTCCGCT